GGCTCGCGCCTCCCTAGACTGTAGAGGCCGGCATGGCGAGGCCTCTCAAACGAGATGGCGAGGCCTCTCAAACGAGATGGCGCCCGGCGTGGCGGTTCCTATACCGTCCACAACGGGCGCCAAGATAAAGGCAACTAACGCAACTAAGCGGGTAGGACACCGGTGCTTGACAATGTGTTGCGTCAGTTGCGCGCGTCACTGCATGAGATCGAACACATGCACCACGCGCCCGTCCGGGTGTTTGATCGTTCCGAGGATGCGACAGAACATGACCGGTGGAAGTTCCTTGCCCGTGAAGGCCACGAACAAGCTATAGGGGGACCGTGGAGCGTCCGTCTCCGGTACCTCGAACCACACGGCCAGGCCGGGTCCCTCGATACCGACGCTAAGCGCGCGCGCGCCGAACGGGACCTCCAAGACAACGCCGGTGTGAGCGATTACGAGATCGTATTTCCATATCGTTCTGTGTGACATGTCAGTTCCCTTGACGTGCGTTGAACACGGCGCGGACACGTTCCACGCCAGCGCGTATGGGTGCCGGCGCCTTGCGCCAGCTAGCAGCGGACGCCGCCAGGATGCCGGCACACTCCGCGCCCGAAGCGTCCGCGGACAGCGCGCGCGCCGCCGTGGTGGCAACGTTGAACACGAACAAGGCGACCTCGAACGGCGCCTTAGACATGGCTATCCCAAGCGCCATGTTAGTCACGTTCGTCATTTGCGCGCGCGCGGCGTCCGGAAGCTTGCGTTCCGTGGCGAGCAACAGAGTGGCCATAGAACCTAGTTGCTCCGGCGTGGTGGCGTTGTTCGGCATGGGTTTAGTTATCCCCCTGGCCGCGCTTGGCGTGTTTCAAGTGTGTCTTGTGAATCGGGTCAGTCACGGACCCGAATGACGATAGGCGCTGATGCGTTCGCTGGACTTGCTCGTCACTGGGTGGTTGCCAGGCGCCACACTGACACGTGATCAGTTGCTCTAACGGTTGTCCAAACGTTGCCGCGCCTGGCAACGTGGAGTCCGACCCGTGGATAAGCTTGGCTGTCACCGTCCCGTCCGGGCGTTCGCCATACGAATAAATCGTGTAGTGAAAGCGTGGATTCTCCGTGCTCCGGTAACACACGAGCGCTCCGTCCTTCCACCCGGGATAGCGCCGCGCCGCGGCCGCCACCGCGGCCGGGCGACCGGCCACCCATGCGTCCCATTGCTCGTTCGTCATGTGGTCCCCATGTTGCGCGTGTTGCTGGCCACGAGGCGGACGTGTGCAACGCGTTCGCGCGCATCGTTAGGCGCTAGCCGCCAGGCGTCCGCCGCCACCTCAAGCATAGCCTCCTGTGCCACGTTCACGCGGCCGGCGTGGAGCGCTTGCGCCACGTCTAGCGCGGCCGTGAGGACGGCAAGGGACTCCGGGTACGCAGCGCCTATTGTGCCGAGACCGATCGCCATGTTCGCCAAGTCACGCAACCGGTCCCGTTCGTCCGGCCGCAAGCAACGCTCCACGTCCAACAACGTCGCCACGAGCGTCCCGAGGGATACGGACTCGTCCTGCAAGGCGCCGGCCGTCACGGCGCCGCCTCCCGGACCTCCGCGGACACTTGGACGAGGTCCAGCTCCGCGTTCACCACGAGATCCCGGATCCGAATGGTCGGACCGTCAGCGCCAAGCGCGTCCACGAGTCCTAGCGCGTTCGCCATGGTGAGCCAGCGACGGTTAGGCGTGGAGATCCAGGTGTTGACCTCCGGTCCCGGTTCAAGCACGTCCACGCCATAGCGACGGAGCGCCAAGCGCTCCACGGCCTCCCGCAACGCGTCGTGGCCGGGTCCTGGCCGTCCGTACTCGCGCGCCATGACGACGTTCGCCATAACTCGAATGTCCATTGACGAGTACGCGGGGCCGTCGTCCCCGTAGCGAGCAATCAAGCTTGACGGCGCGCAATAGTACAGGTCGTGTTCGTTGTACGTCCCAAGGGACACGCACATATCACAGTCATGTGTATACAGCGGTTTAGTCGTCATGTGACACGTCCTCCGCCAGGTCCGGCCGGCCGTCCGTGGCGATGTACGCCCGGACCGCGGCGTCCTTCGCCTCCAACAACTTCCGCAACGCAACCGTCCGTTCCGGATTGCGCGGTAGCGTGCGCAAGATCCAGTCCGCCAGCGCCGCGAACGGCGCGCTGATCTCCTGCAATGCCGGTGGCAAATGGGTGTAGCGAAAGAACTGTGCAATGTGTTCTGTGTGTGTTGTGTCTGTCATGGTTCACCTAACGTTTTGTTAGCCTCACTCGTCACCGCGTCCACGCGTTGGCAGTGGCGCTCATGGCCGGCCAGCGCGTCCGCTTCCGTGGCGTAGCGTTCCATGGCATACGCCGTGGAACCCTTGGCACCGCGAAAAACCATTGTTTCAAAGATCGCCACCGGAGGTCCGGTTTCCGCCTGGCCGGGTCCATGGTCAACGCCAGTCCACACCGTGGATACACGCATGCCGCGGATCACGGTGACGGCCACCTGGCGCACGTCCATGCTCCGGAAGGCCTCGATACATTCGTGCACGGTAAGACACTGTCCAGCGCGCGAGTAAAACACCCAAGGCGCGTCCACGTATTCACACAGGCGCAACAGTTGCTGTGACGCCACCGCGTACGTAAACAGTTCACTAGTCATGTTCGCACCACCTGGACCGCGTCCCAGCCTTCACGCCAGGCGCTGACGTATGCCAGTTGCGCCCGTAGGAACGCGTCCGTCCAGCCATAGTCAGGCGGCAACGGTTGCGGCCGCGCGGCGTCCCGCGCCCGGCACAGTTGCGGGTCCGCGCGCAACATGACGAGCTCACACCTGGCGCCGGCCTGACGCGCAACGCGTAGCCAGGCCTGACGTACGCCGTCCTGTAGTGCACACGTGTCAATCACAACGTGTGCGTACTTCCAGTCCGCCAGCGCGCGCCGGAGCTGTGCGTCCAGACGCGCGTATATCGAGCCAGCGCTAGGCTGTCCGGGTCCCGGCGCCTGGCCTCGATACTCGTGGACAGACAGGATTAGCCACGAGGCGTCCACGGCCTGGCGCTGCGCCCATGTGGACTTGCCAGCGCCAGGCGGACCGCACGTCACGTAAACCGTCACAGTTCGCATACAAGCGCCTCCGGGTCCGATTCTGCGAAGCACTGGCGCACGGTGGCAACGCTGGCGTGATCCTCGTCCGACATGGACGCCAGCGCCACGACGGCCGCGCCAAGCGTTCGCTCCGCGGAGGCGGGGCGCTCGCCACGCTCGGACCACTCCGCACAGATCATGACGGCCGCAACGGCCATAGCGGGTCCCGTGGGGTTCCCCCGAACGAGCAACAGGACGGCGCAGTCCACGAGCGGCCGGATCACCGGTTGCGCGTCCGCGCCTACTTCGTGTTCAGCCATGAGGACGAAAAACGTCAGCGCGGGGTTGTCCAGCGCGCCGGACATAACAGCTTGCAAACACTTTGCACACAGTAATGCGTTACCCACGATTGACCTCCCGGGCGCGCCTAACGCCCGTCATAGCAACACGTAATCTCCGGCCGGCAAGCGTCCCGGGACCTCCGCGGGACGCTCCGGTCCAACACGCTCCACACCTGTGACGGCGTTCAACGCCAGCGATACGTTCAAGTTGACGAGGTTTAGCGCTTGCATAGTCCGGAGATCCTCCGCCTCTAACGGTGACTGGACCCGCGCGCCTAACGAACCTGGACCGTGATAGGAACCGTCCCGGAGGTACTCCGCGGTTCGTGCCATTTGCGCAAGTTCGATTGACGAGCCAAGCGCCACGTAACACCACAAGTCACGTCCGGCGTGGTAGACAGAATGCATTACGCGTACAGGTTCCAAGGCGCCGGACGGCGCCAGGATCGCCAGGTTGTGATCTCGAGGGAACACGGTTAGCCAGGACAACCACGGACCGCGCGGACGCTCGGACGGGGCCTCCGTGGCAAGCGCTACGAGGCGTTGCGGCGTCACCTCGACAAGCGGCAAGCCACACGCGCGCCAGGTTCCGAGCAACGCGTATGTGACGTCCTGATCGGACGCTGGTTTGCCTGTGAGGCGCGCCGGGCGGAACGCCTGCAACCCTAGCTCCGGATGCACGTCACAGATCATGTATCCGGGATCCACGCTGGCGGCCATGCTGGCCGCGTTGCCTGCTACTTGCATGTTCGGGTTTAGTCGCGATCGGTTCATCCCACCACCTCCCGGGCGCGCGTCACAGCGCCCACTTCAACAACACCACCACTGCAACCGTGATCAGCGCAATGGCGAGGCCAGCGCAACCCACTTGGAGATCGTCTTGCCGCTTGGCGTCCGCTAACAGTTGTTCCCATTCCTCCGGGTCCCACATGACACCTAGCCTCCCATGACAAGCCAGTGATTCACACCGGCCGGCGTGACTCGATATACACGACGCTCGAACGGTGCGGACCCGCGGAAGGCCACGAGCGCCACACGTTCAAGCGCTGTCAGTGTGCGGTAAAGTTCGTGGACGTTCACCGGTCCGCGGTAGGCGGCGATCAGTTGACCCGGGCGGAGTTCCACGGCGCCGTCCAGCGCGGGTCCCATGAGCGTACGCAACACATGACGAACGAGTGCGTCCGTTGACACGGGTAGCCTTCCTGGCGTGTGGTGACTTACACGCGATATATCACGCGCCAGGACGCGCCGTGTCTAGGTGAATCGCGCTAGAACGCCACGCCGTGACACGATCGCGCGCGATTGCATAACGTGTGTTGTCCGGTTCCGCACCGGTGGCCAGTCGTCCTTGCGTCAGCGCCGCTAACAGCGTCGTCCCGGACCCGGCACACGGATCACACACGACGTCACCGGGACGTGAGTAGTTATGAACAAGCGCCTGCATTAGCCATAGCGGCTTAGCTCCGCCGAACGCGAGGCGTTCACGCGCGCCCACGTACGCGCCCGGCAACGTCCCGGACCGTGGCTGCATCGCGCGCGGACGAGCAACCACGATCCACGTCGTCCAGCTGGACGGACCGTCACCCGCCAGGCGCACGTTCGCTCCACGTATGACGGCCGGCAACGGCGCGAACACGTAGCGACCTTGCGCGCGAAAGGCGCGTTCGTACTCCGGCACGAAGTCATGCGAGCACAGGACCACGAACCAACGCCGGCACAGTGGCGACCACACATTGACGAACTCGTGGACGTCGTCCGCGGTCCATGCGTCATACGTCAAGCCGGTGGTGCTGGTTCCGGTGGCGCCGTCCACACGACGGCGGACCCGGGCGCCACGTGACACACGCGCGCTAAACGGTGGATCGGACATGACGACGTCCGCGGCGCCAAGCGCGTTAGCGGCGCTCCGGTGATCCGTGTTGAGTAATCGCCAGGTCCCGTCCAGGGCCATGTCCGTCCTCCGGACGCGCTTGGCGGAGCTGTCTCAAGTGACGCTCTAACTGGACCTGTAAGTCCCGCGCGCGCGCCAGGTATATCACGGACATATTCGTTTGACCTAACCTGTCGAACGCTTGCGCGGCCAGGTGTAAGTCCGCGATCGCGCGTGTGTGGATCTCACTAATCGAATACGTTAGGCCTGTTAGGTCGAGTTCCATTGTGTCACCGCTCGCGCTTGCGCTGGCCACCGGCGCGCCGGGCGCCGCGGCGTGGTGGGCGTGGCGCGGCCGGGTCCTGATGGCAACCCCACCACGAGATCAGGATCGCCGCTGACTCGTCCGATCCGAGGTCCGCTCGGCCGGTCCAGGCGCGCGCCGTTAGTTGCTCGTGGGCGCGGACGTCGTCCCGTGGCGCTCGCACCCACTCCCGTCCGAGGACGGCGGAACGCCAGGTATTAGGCTGGACACTGATCACTTGCTTGGGTGACACCCGGGCGCGCCGGAGGGACGCGAGCCAACGTTCGCGCGCCATACCGAGTCCCACGAGGACGCGGACGTTACCTCCGAATGGATACTCCAAAACGACCACGAGCGGCGTCCCCGTCTGGCGAGCGAGATCCACCGCTCTATCCACCGGAAGGTTCACTAACTCAGGACGCTTCGTGTCCAGCTCCCACGACGCCACGAGGCGTCCCCGGACACGGACAGCGGCGCCGCTCGTGGCTGCAACGTCCACTCCCAAAACGGTTGTATTGAGCGCTCGCATACTTTTCTCGTTTTGTAGACAAATGTCCGAATACGACCCATGCGGACTACGTTCTCGTTTTATGGCTAACGTCGGTGGTACGACATGTGTTTTTGTGACCGGCCGTGGCTAGTCGCTGACGCGCCATGACTACGGTGGTACATGCAGCTGACGGCGGCGGACGGCGGATACGTGGGTGTACACTCACTTGGCACCCGTGACGCGTGGAGGTGGTGCGACGTGTCGTCATGGGTGCGCCTCCGTAGGTTGCGCTGCGACACTAGGCCACGTTTCCGGAGTATGCACTTCACGTAGGCTTAGCCCCCACGCTGTGAGCACACGTGCGACGGTGTAACGCCGCGTAGGCGTGTGTGGTTGAACGTCGCGTCCTAGTGTGTGGACGGGGAACAAGTCATTGTGTTGACTTTTCGCCTTGTATTCCAACAACTTATCTATCACCCGGTAGGCGCGATCGGCCTCCGCGCCCATGACGAGCGCAAGCCATTCCGGACCCGTCAGGACGATCGCTCCGCGCGCGCGGAGCATGCGTTCGCCTAGGCTTAGGCACACCCACACGTCCCGCGTGTCTCGGACAAGGCGCCAGGCGGAGGCGACAGGCAACGCCGGCGCCAGGTAGGCGGGTAGCTTGGCAAGCTCCGCAACCCGTAGGGTATGCACCACCTCGTTCGTCCCGGGCGTTGTAGGTACCGCCACGGCGCCGCAATCGGCATTCCCGGGTGTAGCCTGGACGGGTGGTGGTGCCGGAGGCGCGGCCGGGCGCGCGGTGGCGGGTGGGTGCGTGCCGGCCGGAGGCCGGTGGGTGGCCTGTCCCTGATCCGGGATTTTGAATGATCCCGCGGGTTTACGCATGGTTGCCGGCCACATTCTCCGGTCCGCCAAAACGTGGCCAGCAATGTGTCCGGACTCCGGAAGCGAAAAACGTCAATGATTGTCTATATATATATATAGAGTGGACACAATGGTTACATTGGACACATTCTTTGGTAGAGCCTTCCGATCGGTCTGTCGATTTTGACGTATGGTCATGCACTCCGTGCACAATGCACATGCACACATATGCACTCCTGTATTGCTCTCTCGCAGGGAATGTGGCCACAGAGTCCGACGTGACCAAACGAACGTAACTTGTTGTAAACACAAGTGAATCAGCCGGACACAGCGCTAAACCGTATGCGTCCAATGTGGCCAGCGACCTCCCGGCCACTGTCCGGTTGCTTGCGATCACTTTCCGTCCTCCACGCCGTCCATGGGACCGGTCCAAACAACCCAGCGTGATCGGCCTTCACCGTCCTCCGTGCGCCTGCATGTGTTGTATGTGCGTCCACCGGTATCCTCCGTTTCAATCCACCGGTGGTGTCGCCAGTCCTGCATGACGTGGCGGTACGTTTTCCGGTGCGTCCGACACAGCGCCTTGAGTTCCGTGGGGACGATCAGGAGTTCGCGGAACGTCCCGTCCACGTTGAACACCCGGACGCCGAACCGCTGACGGACCGGGTCCGTGGACGTGACGTGGAACGCGCCTAGCAAGTTCGCCTCCGCTCGTGGCCAGGCGTCCGGCCTGGACCTAACCCAGTCCGTCAGGACGCCGGCCATGTACGTGGAGGCGGACTCCACGGCGCTGGCCTCCGGTGCTAAGTCGTCCTCGAACATGTCGAGTGACTCTGACTGCCTAGGCGCGAAGTCATATTGCGCGATCGCATATTCCTCCACGAGCGCCAGGAACGCGCGGTATTCAACCTGACGGCGCTCCACGTTGCTCGTGACGCCTTCGGACAACTTCGTGTGTATCGCCGCGAGGCGCGCGCGCATGGCCGCCCACCGGTCCGCGTCCGCCGCCACGAGGCGCCCGATCCAGTCCGCGCCAAGCTGGCCGGCGTTTGCTTCGCACGTGCGGATCAGTGCGTGTATGTCCTGGCTGCGACCGTCCAGGGATCCCCACCCGTCCACGCACAGATCCAGGATCCGCGCTTGTGCGCCGGTGGCCATCGTCTCGTCCGCGAGGCCCGTTTCACCGTTGGACAACACGATCGTTCGCCACGTCTGCGCCCGGCGCACCGTGGAGTCACGCGTCATGCGTCCACGGCCTTCACCGTTGACGAGCGTGTAAATCAGGCGCTGGACGGTCTCGATTGTGGACGCGCCCACCTCGTCATAACACAGCGGCAGGTCACACAAGATGGCCGCGCGGTGTTCCGCGGCGTTCGCGGTGGTGTTCCAACTGGACAGCCACGCCGGGTTGCGCGGGTCCCCGTATACACTCGAGATGCATTGCAGCATGGTTGACTTCCCTCGTGACGTGTCTCCGTACAAGTGCACAGCAAACGATCGTTGGTTGAGTGGTCCGAGCAACGGCGCGGCCAGCGCGGCGCAGATCCCCACCCGGACGATCGGGGACGCCGCCCACACGGCGCGGAGCGCCACGAGGTGAGCGTCCAGGGACCCGCGCGGCGTCAGCGCCTCGCGTAGCTGGACCGCGAGATCACCGCCCACCACGAAGTCCGCGGCGTCGTCCTGTGTCGTGACGTCGTCCGATACGAAGGCCACGCCGGGCGCGCCCGGTGCACCGATCCAACCGGTCCGAGTCACGAGGCGGGACACGCGCAACACGTTGTGATTCACCCGTTCAAAATCGAGGAACCACGCCATGAGCGCGCGTGTATGTCCGGCATGCATGGGCGCGCCCATGGGTGCGAGTTCCGTCACCATGGTCCGCGCGTCCATGAGCGCCTTGCGGGACGCCTGCAACGCCGCCCATGTCCCGCGCGTCGTGCGCCACACGAGGTCCGCCCGGTGTTCCCCGGAGGACACGTCCACGTAAACGCGTGTGATCAGGATCGGCGCGTGTGCAACCTCGACGGTCCGATCGCCAGTGTGTGACGTCACCCGGCCGGAGTCGTGGATCTGATAGCCACGAGGAACCACGAGGCCGGCCGGCACCGGCGCCGCGGCATAGCCTGTCAGCTCCGTGACGGGTGTTTCTGCGCCAGCGGCTGGATCATTGGGTGACAGGTCCTGTGCACTGCTAAGCAGGTCCCGCAACGCCTCGGACCCGTGGACCGCGAACCAGTCGTCAATGCCTTTGGCGGGTTGAAAGTCAGGCGGCGTCACGAAGCAAACGGACGCGGCGCCGGCGTCTAACAGCGCTTGCGCCAGGCAACGCGCGGCGCGCATGACGTCGCCTTTCGTCCGCGCGTCCTGATCCCACACGATCACGATACGACGATCCTGGATCGTGACGTGTCGTGTGATCAGTGGGTGCAAATGCCAGGCGCCGTCCTCCTTACGCCGGGCGGCGTCCGACCAGTTCCACACGCCTGTCAGTCCAACACACGCGTATCCTTCCTGATCTAACACTAAGGCTTTTTTCTCGCCTTCGGTTAGGTAGAGGTTTTCGACTACATCACGATACGCGTCACGGGCGCGCGCGCGCGGTGGGTAATAAACCATCACGCCTACGCCGGCCGGTTGATCGTACTTCACCGGCCGCGCCTTTTGCTTGCGCGGGAAGTCCGGGCGAACGCGGTAGCCATACGGCGTCAGCGCGCCAGGTTCAAAGAACGGAAACGCGATCGCGGGTCCCACGGCCAGGTTGCGCGATCGGCCTAGCAGGCGTTCGTATTCACCGTGTTGTGTCACGGTCCATAGTTGCGCCGCGGCCGCGGACTCGCTACTAATGCCGCATGCCGACATAACCGCAACGTGTTCTGGAGTTAGACACAGCTCCGTAGGGAGCGGCGGAGGCGAATACGGCGCGGAGGTTGCGAGTCCTCCGCGCCGTTTGTTTTTCGCCGAAGTGATGGGAGTTACGTCACCACTTGTTTGCTCCGTCATGTTCCTATCGGTTCACCGTAGTCATGTTGCTTGGCGAGTCCGATCGGTGTGGGCGCCGGAACGGGAGGCGGAACCGGCAACAGGTTCGTTTGACGGTCCGCGGACGTAAGCGGACGTTGCGCCAGGACTTCGCCAGTGTCGTCCCGTACACACGTCGTTATGCCGGTCCCGTAGTCAGCGGTCCATGTGCATTGCACCATACGCTTTTCCGTGCCGGACTCTATGACGTGTGCGAGGACGCGCCGGCGTTCGCGCAAGTCAGCAATCTGTCCGTTTAGGCCTTTGCGCTGTGACTCTAGGCCTTCGATCTCGACTTCCGCCGCGGCCATCTCGTCACCACGAGCAAGCGCCTCCGCCTCAGTGAGCGTGCATTCGAGTTCGCGTTGCTCGTGTTCGATCTCGACAGCTGGCTTGTTTGTCGGTTTGCGCGCCATGGGATCAACCTTTCCCGTTCGCGCTGACGGCCTCGTGTGCGCTGGCGCGGCCGCGGCCGGTGCTGGCGGTGGCGACTTGTGGCGGAGGCGGAGGCGGCAACCGTGGCCGCGGTCCCGGTCTGCCCCGTTCAGGTACGCCGGGTGGTTGTGTGGTGGCTACGGTGGCTGATTGTGTTGCCTTACGGTCTCTAGAGTTCTTTCTCGGTTCCGTCCCTACACTGGCCGGTTGCCCACGAGTGGGACGTATCACGGCCGGTGGCGCTGGCGGAGGCGGCGGAGGTGGTTGCGTCCCGGCCAGGACGGGGACCGTCACCTGGCCGCCTGTCATGTATCGGATCTTGTCCGCGATAGCGCCGGACGCTGATCCTCCTTTCTTTGCAATGCGTAACAGCGTGGGATACGAGATCCCCCATGCCTCCGCACATTGACGAATAGACGTGTTGACTCGGTTTGCCCAATCTTGGAGGTTTTCCATGACCTCCGGTATCATCGTACATTACGCGTAAGTCAACCCGCGCCACCTGGCGCAACGCATTTTGCGTTGGACGATTTTATACTTCGGGGCGTAGTCTCCGCCGTAACCATGCCAATGGATGAACTACCGCCAGTAAATCACCCGCTGGAACATGAGACGCTTCAGCGGCGGATCCGGGCGCTATACATAGCCAAAGGCTACACGCGCATGTCGTTCGCAAAGGCAACGGGCATTGGTTACAACGTGATCTGTACGTGGGACTCGGAAGCACACGTTCCGTTGCTTCGCCAGCTGATCAAGGTGTCAACTGTGTTGGACACCTCGCTGGACGATCTCGTGCATGGGCGCAAAGGCCGGCCAGCATATTCCCCGGGACCGCTGGCGGACGAGGTTGTCCGCGAAGTCCTGGACGCAATGCGAGCCACGCCAGCGCAACGCGCGGCCGTAGGCGAACACTTGACGTCACCCGCTGCGCGGTATCAACAAGTCACGCGCGAATACGTTCAACGGTACGCGCAAGTGTACGGTGATCAGTTAGCGGCCGGCGCAACCACGAAGCGCGCCGCGGACGTGGCCTTTGCGGAAGCCGTCAACATGCGAGCGCTGACGGCCGCGGCCACGTCCCCGTCACCCACCGTCAACGGTGCCAGTGCGAGTCCGAAACGTGAACGAACAACGCGCGCACGGAAACGAACGCCGCCTCCACGGCGTGGACCTGACACACGATCGTAAGCGCCCGGCGTTGATCTTCGCGCGTTGACGCCGGGTTGAACCGGACCACCGTGCGCCCGGCCACAAGAGCGTCGTCCAGCTCCGCGTCCTCCGGCGCCAGGTATAGGCCTAGTTTCTGCGCCCATACTTCCGGATCTTGTTGGACTCGTGGCGGCGCCGGCATGGGTGGCGTGTAGCCATGCACAACCTCCGCGCGGAGCGTGGCTAGTGCACGCCCGAACGCAAACATGAAGTCGGCACGCTTGTCCCGTTCGCTCATGAGTCCCTCCTTATGCGTCACAGTGGGACGATCGTGATCGCATTGGCGGGTCAAGATCGCAAGCCCGATTTGCGACACCTTGTTATTGCAAGCTGTATACGACGCGCGATATATCACGCGCATGGTAACGACAGGATGGCGTCACCAAACATACGGGACCGTTGCGGACCCGATCCACAAGTCGCATTTGAATGTGTTTGCGGGACCTTATGGGTGTCCGCGCAAGTTCGAACTCGACAGGCAATACACGGAAGATGATACATCATCCGTAAGTCACACGGCCGCGCTTGGCACCGCAACGCACGGCCTATTAGCGGCATATCTGACGTTAGGGGAAACGCCGCCACCTGACGTGTCCGCTGTGACTCGCGCGCTCATGACGTGGCTAGGTGAGCTGGCCGCGGAAGTTGACCCGGACGACGTCCGCGAACGCGCGGAAATGATTCTAGGCCTGTATGCGCACGGGTTGCCGCGTCACGTTCGGCGGGTGGTTGCCGTGGAGGCGGCGTTCATTGCGCCGTTTGACGAGTATTGGTTGTCAGGCCATGTGGACCTTGTATACGAACCACTTACCGGTCCCAGGACACTAGCCATTGCAGACTGGAAAACGGGCGCACAGAAACCGCACGCGATCGATCTGGATCACGGGTGGGAGGCCGGCGTGTACTCCGCGGCGCTCCGGCACGGAACCTTCGTTCCACACAACGGCCGGACCCGGGCGGAGTTAGAAGCGATCCTAATCGCGCGCGCTCGCGCCGGTGGCCTGACGCCTACCTACGGCGTTATGCCTTCCGAGATATATCACGTTCACCTGGCGGATTATGTCCCGTACCGGAAGGCCGGGAGCAAGGTCGTAACGCGCCCGGAGGACTTGCGCGCGTTCGGTTACTCGGAACCAACCAAGCACGCCTACAAGGCTGGACAGATCCGCGGAGGCGCGTGGATACCTGTCAGACTAACAGAGCACGACTTGCCGCGATGCAAGGCGCGCTTGCGCCAGGTGGTGGGGACTATACGCATGGGACGCATGTACGATCGGCCAGGCGTGCATTGCACATGGTGTCGGCACATGACGCCGTGTTTGAACTCAGGTTACGCGGAGCACACGGCCGCGGAACGCAAGTATCTATTGAACCTGTTACGGGAGGACTCGAACACATGACAACAGAACAAGCACACGACGCATTGGCACTGACTCCGGAGGACGTGACGGCCGCGCTGGCGGAGGCCGGGATCACGGTGGGTGATGGATACGACGGTTATAGCGCGTCACAGGACGGGATCAGGATCCCGCGCCTGTTATACAACCGGACCGGTACGGACGCGTATGGCCAACGGATCCGCGTGGACATGTTTTGGAATAACGTGATGAACACGACGGTCCCGATCGTGGACGCGATCCTCGTGATGGAACACCGGACGCGCGCGTGGTTTGAATGGAACGACGCGGAGGAACGCAATGATTATCTTTGCTCGTCCGGGGACGCTGTCACCGGCCACCGGGAGGACACGGGCGCGGCGCGCGCTTGTAAGACTTGTCCGGACGCCAAGTGGTCTAAGAACCCTAAAGGCAAGCGTTCTGTTAGGTGTACTGACATACGCACAGTGTTAGGTCTAGACCTCGCCACCGGGGAACCGTTCCTGTTGCGGTTTCAAAAGTCGTCCGCGAAAGTGATCCGCACGCACACGGAACGTCACCACGACGGCAAGCTACGCGGACCGGACGGCAAACGATACAATACGCCTCTATACGCATACGCCGTTCGTCTCGGATTGCAGCTGTCCGAAAACGAAAAGTACGCGGTCCCCACGATCCACGTGACGCGTATCGTGACGCCGGACGAGGCTAAGTTGTGTCGTGAAACGTTAGTTGCGTTGCGCCCGGAAGTGGAGCGCGCCACGGCGGACCGTGACGTGGACTCCGTGGACGCGGAGGACGTGGGCGGCGCTGGCGGTGGTGCCGGTGACGGTGACGCCAGCTTCAACCCGGACGAGTTCTAGACCATGCCGCGCGTCGTGGGTGAACTCGAGTCGTGGACCGCCTACGGCGCGCGCGGATGGGGACGCGGGACGTTGCGGGTGGGCGTGGTGGGCGGCGCGGCCGGCGCGCCCGGTGGGGACACGTTGACGATCGTGGGCGTGATCCCTGGCGCGCGTCCCGGGGACTACGTGGACGCGTGGGGGGATCACGAGTCACACGCGAAGTACGGGGATCAGTTCGTGGTTGAACGCGCCAGCTTGTCCGCGCCGCAATCCTCGGACGCGGTGGTTGCGTGGCTTGTGGCGACGTTGCCGAACGTAGGCGACAGGCGCGCGCGGCAACTTGTGGCGCGGTTCGGGGACGACTTGTGGCGCGTCGTGGAGCACGAACACGAGCGCCTAACCACCGTGGACGGGATCTCCCGGGACCGTGCCGTGGAGATCCGCGCCGCGTACCTGGCGGCCAGTGGGGACCGTGAGGCGCAAGTTGTATTGCGTGCATGGGGACTGACGACGTCACAGATCGGCCGGTGCGTGGAGCACTGGTTCACGGCGGACGCGGCCGTCCACGCGATACGTCAGGACCCGTACGCGCTGGCGCGCCACGTGGACGGGTTCGGATGGAAGCGCGCGGACGAGGTGGCGCGCGCTTCCGGGTTGCCGGCCAGTGCGCCCACCCGGGTTGCGGCCGCGATCGATCACGCGCTGGCGGAAGCGTTGCAGGCTGGCCACGTGAGTATGCGGCCGGGTTACTTCCGGGTTGCCGTGGAGGCATTGCTCGGACCGGAGGTGGCGCGCCCGGACGTCATGCGAGGTATCGCCACGGCGCTCCGCGTGGGACGCGTCGTCAAGCGCGGCGCCCGTGTGTACCTGGCGCGCGCGGACAGGGACGAGGACAGGTTAGCAGGGTTGATTGCACACAGGTTAGGCGGTCGGACGCCGGAGGACACAACGTATGACACAACGCCCGCTAGTAGTGATTGAGTCGCCATACAAGGGCCACCCACCTGCATGGGTGCCATGGCCTATGCGTGAGGTGGTTGCGCGCGCAATCGAGCTAGGTAACCGCGAATACGCCATGCGCTGTGTATTGGATTCATTGTCACGAGGTGAAGCTCCGTATGCGTCGCATGTGTTCTTTACGATGAACGGGTTACTCCGGGACCACATACCGCACGAACGCGACGTAGGTATGGAGGTGGGATTCAGGTGGGGACACCACGCTGACTTGCGCGTGTTCTATTGCGATCGGGGGATCTCGGATGGCATGCGGTTAGCACGGCTGCGCATGCCACAATCTCAGGGTCTGGAATACAGATACATCATGCGTACGGGTGACGCGGTTCCCCGGTGCGTCAACTTGGAGTGTAAGCGCGTGTTGCCAATGGAGGAACCAAGGTGTCCAACGTGTCTAACCTGGCGCAAGTGATCACACGGTTGAACGAGGTAGACGCAACCGTTCGCCTACACCTTGCGATCTCGATTCTGCATGGTGTGGCGACGGTTCCAACGGACCGTCCGGACGTCGCGATCGCTCGGATGATCCGCGCGCGCGTGATCGTGGCGGACGTCAGCGCCGCGTTGCTCCGCGCGATCGTGGACCTCGATTCCGCGTCACCGGAACCACCTCCATACAACGGTCCAACATGACGAGCGCCGGCGCGCGTTCCGCGCTTGTTTTCTCGCTAGATCCTTCGCAGCAACGCGGCGTGGATTTAGTGCTCCGCGCGCGGTTCGGCGCGCTGACGGGACCTCCGGGATCAGGCAAAACGACAACGCTATGCGCGGCGCTAGATGCATGCGACGCGCGCGGGATCACGTACGCGCTGGCCGCGCCCACCGGCAAGGCAGCGCGGCGCATGACACAACTAACATCACGTCCAGCGTGCACGCTGCATCGCTTGCTTGAGTGGCGCGGTGGCGTGTTCACTCGGAACGAGGACGCGCCGCTGGACGCGGACGTTGTGATCGTGGACGAGGCCAGCATGATTGATTACGCGCTAGGCCAGGCGTTGCTAGCGGGGACACAGCGGAGTCGTTTGATCCTTGTGGGTGACGCGGATCAACTTCCGCCGATCGGTGTGGGACGCATGTTCGGAGACCTCGTGGAGGCGGAGGTTGTTCCCACTGTCAGACTAACAACCCAACACCGCGCGGCCGCGGAGTCGTGGGTTGCTCGCAACGCACCACTGATCAACGCCGGCCAGTGGCCGGAACTCGTGGAGTGCAAAGGGTTCCGGCATGTGCTTGTGGAGGCGGCCGCGGACATAGTGCCGGCCGTGTCGGACGTTGCGCGCGGGGACAGGGACGTGGTTGTCCTCGCACCACAGTATGCCGGCGCGGCCGGGTGTGACGCCTTGAACACGACACTGGACGCGCTTCTAAACCCGTGTGCGCTAACCGAGTACGTGACGCGCCATGGCGTACGCCGCGGCGCGCGTGTGATCCAAACGGTGAACAACTATCGCTTGGAAGTCATGAACGGACAGATCGGCGTGGTGGAAGCGATTGACTCCACGGGCGCACATGTTGTGTTTGACGACGATAACAAACATGTTATGTATGCAAGCGCTGACGTTAGCGCATTACGTCTAGCGTATGCGCTGACGGTACACAAAACACAGGGATCCGAGTTCCCTCACGTATGCGTCGTGTGTCATTCGACACATACGCACATGTTGTCTAGGTCGCTGATTTACACCGCTGTGACCCGCGCCCGTGCACACGTGACGCTCGTGGGTGACATGGTGGGGTTAGAGCGGGCGCTACGTACCAACGCCGCCCGGCGCGAAACAAGTTTAGTTGAACGCTTGACAGGTGGCCTTCCGGCCGCGGAGGTGGCGGACGGTTGAACGAGGCAGGCGGGGCGCGGCCTGGCGTGGCCAGGCATGGCAAGGCAGGCGGGGCGGGGCGAGGCGCGGCACGGCAGGGTCAGGCAAGGCAGGCACGGCAAGGCATGGCGTGGCCGGGCACGGCAAGGCAGGCATGGCGAGGCATGGCGAGGCATGGCGAGGCATGGCTAGGCCGGGCAAGGCAGGCGAGGCGAGGCCTGGCACGGCGAGGCGAGGATGGGTTAGGCGTGGCAGGGCAGGCAAGGCAGGCGGGGCAAGGACTCGCATCGTTAGGCGCGGCAACGCCTGGTTAGGCTGCGCATGGCTACGCGGGGAATGGCGAGGCAAGGCAGGCGTGGCATGGCGAGTCCCGGCGTGGCAAGGCGCCGCAACGCAAGGCAAGGCAGGCGAGGCGAGGCCGGGTTAGGCGTGGACGGGTGACGACAGGCAAGGCAGGCGGGGCAGCGCTAGGCGAGGCAAGGCGCGGCAACGCTAGGCAAGGCAGGCGTGGCGCGGCGTGGCTGGGTTCGGCGCGGACTGGCCAGGCAGGGCGAGGCAAGGCAGGCAACAACTAACGCTAACACTTAGACTTAGACACAACACAAAACGCTAAAGCGTAGGAAGCGATCACAGCAAATGCCACGAGCAAAACTCACAGTCGCAAGGCAGGAACAACACATATCAATCAGCGCGCCGAACTTGCAAACGGCCGTGTTTGAATGTCGCGGGACCGCGCCGCTTATGATCTCGCGCTTTGACTCGCGCGGACCGGACGGCGCCGGGTCCAAAATGCGTCAAGCACAGGAGGCCGGTGGGACCGCGGACTCCAAGAAAAAGAAAGCTCCGCGTGATTTTGACGCGGAGTTCATGCGCGCGCGGTACCTGGCGCGCCCGGAAGGTTGGGACGGGATCAACGCCGCGGCGTTCCGCAACGCTATGATCTCCGCGTGTCGCCTCGTGGGTTACAAAATGACGATCGCGAAGTTGTCCGTGTGGGTGATTGCGGACGGGATCAGTGAATGTGACACGCAGCTAGTTAGGATATACGGGACGCCGGAATGCAACGTCCGCAATGCGCGGAACGCGAACGGCGGAACCGACTTACGCGCGCGGCCGTTGTGGCGTGAATGGGCGTGCAACGTAACGATCCAGTATGACGCGGATCAGTTCACGTTACAGGACGTGACGCATCTAATGATGCGCGCCGGCGCGCAGGTGGGAGTGGGTGAAGGACGGCCGGATTCACGCCTGACGCCGGGAATAGGTTACGGGACTTATCGCGTGGACGGGTCCGGGACGGTGACGTCGTGACGCCTGCAATCGTAGAGGAACTTCGCGCGTTGACGGCGCAACACGGTGGAACGTTACGTCCTCGTGACGTGTTAGATCGCGCCCGGGATCCTGACAACGTGTTGCATCCGTTGTTTACTTGGGACGATACGACGGCCGCGGAACTCCGCCGCCTGGACGAGGCGCGCGGCGTGATCATGCGCGTTCGCGTGTGGGTGCAACCTCGTCCGGACAAGCCTGCCGTTCAAGTCCGGGCGTTCACTTCCCTAGCCACAGATCGCGTATCTGGCCTAGGTTATCGGCCGATTGAAGCTGTAATCACGGATCCGGTTCAACGTGTGGCGTTGCTCCGGACCGCGCTGGCGGAGCTGCATTCACTGCAACGCCGGTACGCGATCCTCGTGGAGCTAGCGGACGTGTTCGCGGCAGTGGAACGTGTGACGGGTGTGGCAGTCACAAGCGCGGAGGCGGCGCTGTGATCGGTCCGGTGACTCCCGTGGTTACGATCACACGACGCAACGCGCGGGACGTCACCGGTATGTCCTGGACGCGTTGCCTGACGTTCGCGCGGGACCATGGCGTTCCGGTCCGGCGCCTGTCCCCTCGGACGACGGTGATTGACGCCGGCGCATTCCGCGCGGCGTTCGCGCGCCTGGCGGAGGACGGGTCCACGCCGGCCGGTCCACCCATGGACGCGCTGGACCTCGTGTTGCGCCGGCCGTTGCGACGTTGACGCGACATGTGCGATCACGCGTTATGGACGGCTTGAAGGACCGGAACGATCAAATGTCAATGCGTATCCTGGCCGTGTTGGCAACGCGTGAGGACGCGCCGATCGCGGACGTGTTGAACCTCGTGGCGCGGGACGAGGACGAGCGGACGCTCGCGCTGATGGCGCTTGGCGGACTGATCGGGCGCGGCGTGGACTTCGTGGGCGCGGAGGGATACACGCGCCGGGTCCCACTGGCGGAGCTTCGTGTCCGCCTCGTCCCGTTGGATCGGCCGCGGTAGGCGCCAAACGCAAAACGACCTCGTGTCACCGCTGCAAAGTGACACGAGGCCTAGCAACCCGCGAAGGCAACCACCCGCCACGAACGAGCAACCGGGACGCTACCTCCGGCCGGCGCCGGGCGCAACCGTGGACAACCGGGCGCGCCTGTGACACGACGCGGCCATGGCGAACGAGGCGGACGACGGACACGCGCGTGTGGGCGTGGCGCAAGCTGGCGCGCGGGTTGAACACGTCTATCCGCCAGCGCCCACCACGCCCACCGCGCCTACACCGTACGTCGTGGTGACGGCCGTCGTGTGTGCGGTGGCCTCCGTGTGGCAACCCGCGATCGGCATTGCGTGGATCATTGGGTTCCTCGTGTGGCGGGACTTGCTCCGCGCGCGCTGACGGCGGAGCTAAGCGGACGCCGGAGCGAGTACAGGGACAGGCGGAGGCGTTCCACTTCAAGCGCACGGGTCCGTTCCGCGTACGCCTCGTGTAACAGCTTGACGAGGCGCGCACCGGCGCGCGCCATCCTGGCCGCGCGGTCCGGCGTAGGCGCGGCGTACCACGTCACGGCGCCACCGCCCGGCGCAAGGCGTCCTCGACTTCGCCAGCGTCAAGCCACACGCCTACGGTCTCCGCCTCCGTCATGAGCGCCAGCGCGGCCGCGCCCACGGATCCGGCCGCTCGGACTCGTCCGGCCAGGAAGTCCGGATCCACAGTGGGCGCCACGAACCGGGTGTAGGTGGGGACCCGCGCCACCGTCACACGCAAGTCCGCAAGCTCCGTTTCCTTCTGCTGCGCAAGTGGGCGCCACCGTCCGCGGCGCTGGCCGTCCGGCGTGTCTGTCGTGGACCCGGCGTAACCTGTGCACAGGTACGTCAACAACGCCTCGTTCGCGCGCAACGTGTGGACTAGCTCGGACACCACGACACGCGGATCAATCCGCGCCAGGTACTTCCACCGGCCTAACCACGCGGGTTGCGGCAGTCCTTCGCCCACACAAGACCACAACACAACCTTGGCGCCTGGCTTGCCGTCCTCACGTTCACCGGGTGGGACGAGGTATAACTCGTTCCGCGCTTCCGGACGGTCCCGGAGTGGTTCGCCCACGTCGTACCACACGGCGCCGCGGCGTGGTGCGGTGGCGGTGGGTGCGGTGGCGGTGGCGGTGGGCGCGGTGGCATTGTGAACGAGGCGCAACGTCATTTGTCTGACTCCCTGGCTGTCAATCAACCAACGATCGGGAGTCTGGAAGGCCTCGTTCCGGCGCGCTAGTTTTGGCGGCGCGGAGTATGGTGGCCAACACACGTCATGTCGAACGCAATCGAACAAAACGTATCGTCTATTTACTGCCTAAATGGCCCGCTAGAAACGCTTGCGGGCGCGTGATTATTACCACGCGCCCGCAACACAACTTGTTTATCCGGCGTTTATTGGCAGAGTTTCAGGCGGTACTGCCCCTGATGGTGGCCGTTAGCAGTGCACAAAAAACGCTACTAAACATGTTGTATCCTCACTCCGCCGCATTGGCCGTAGACGATTCAAGACGATTCACTAGTTCTAGCAGCTCCGGGATGGCTTCGTGGAGGGGGACGAGCGTCACCGTTCCGCGGGCCACGAGGACGCCGGCCGCGTCCGTGTAGTGAGCGATCATGACTGCGCCCGTGTGGCCGGTGTGTGACCGGATGTAACCATCTCCGCGTCCCTGTGCTACGGCCAGCGTCACAAAGAACCGGCGCAAGTCGTGGATACGGATCTGGCGCCTGTCGCCTTCGGACTTGCCGTGGATCGCAAGCTCCGGATGCAGGTTGAACACGCCGGCCTTTGCCAACGAACGCCGGAACGATCTGCTGAAATAACGCTTCCGCCCGAAGATCAGATCGGTCGGTTTGGCGTCCGGCGCGAAACACGTGCGGTACATGCGGAGCGCCGATACAACGTCAGCGTCCAACGCGAGATCGTTCGCGGACGTCGTCTTGGTTCGGTACAAAGACAGGATCCCGTCCGAGGACAGATCGCTCCATTTCAAGGCTAACGCCTCGCCAAGTCGCAACCCTACGCGCGCCAGGAACCCGCAAAGGATCCTGTCTTGGATCGGGACCTCGCGACACGTCATGAGTAACCGGTAGTCCTCCGGGTGGAAGGCCGGCGTCCGGCGCACGTCTCGGATCTTCGGGCGCGCCTGACGCGGAATCGGATGGCCGGTGATCACTTCAAGCGGATAGCGCGCAATGGACAACACCCGGCAAATCATTTTCCACACGTACAGTATCGTTTGATCGCGGCGCTTGGCGGCGCGCATCCGAGCCACCACGAGGTTCAAGTGTGTCACGCGCAAGTCCTGGATCGGGACAATGCCGATCACGGGATACGCATACAACCTGAACATGGATTCATCCCGTTTCGCAGACTTCACTACAGGGACCGCGTCCCCGTGTTCCTCGTGGAGCTTGCCGGACGTCCACTGCTTAGCTAGGCGTTCGAACGTCAATCCCTCCGTGACAAGTGCAACACCCACGAGCGCCGTGATCACGTCGTCATGTGCGATATCCTCCCAGCGCTGGACGTAATCCGGTCCCGCCAGTGGTGGGCGCACGTCACGCATGCGGCGTGACGCCTCCGTAAACCCAGCCTGGATCTGTTGTGGCGACAGCCGCGCCGCCTGTTGCAGCTTGCGCGCGTATGCGTTCATCACCCGGAGTGCTGGCTTGACGTAAGGATCCGTCGCGTTGCGCCACAACGGCACAGATAGGCGCTGTCCGCCTGCAATCGTCAAACGCGCAATCAAGGTTCCGTCCGCGGACGTGTACGTCGTACCGGTTGCTTGCCGACCCATATGTGTCTACTCCTAAACGTGTCGTGTTGCTGGCTACTATCTGACGCGTCGTGTATGACCCGTCGTGTAGCCATGTCGAGTTAGACACGATTTATTACCGCTGGCAACCCGCGCGAACATGTTGCGTCGTGAACGGCGCGTTGTGTATTGTGCGTGGGATGCGAGATCACACGAAGCGCTTGACACGATTTATTCAATCGTTGCCGGAGGCTACGACGGTCCCGGAGATCGTACGCCGGGCGGCGCGCGCCGGGATCCTGACCTCGGACAAACAAGTTTATAACGCTAGATATCGTCTACGCCGCGCCGGTGCGCCCGTGGCCGTGGACCGTGTGGCGGCGCCGGTGGCGGCCGCGGCGTCCACGCCGTCCACGCCGTCCAAGCGCGCCACGCCACGGCCGGCCTCGACACGCCGCGCGGCCACGCCCACCCGGCGCCAGGCGCCACGCCCGCCGGCCGCGCCGCCTGGCCACCCACCGGCGCCGCCCATGCCGTCACTGGACGAGGTGGTGGCCAGCTTCCGGTCCGCGGCCGTGCGCCTTGGGACGGAGCGCGCCTTGGCGTTGCTCCGCACGCTGGCGGAGGACGTGGGCGCGCCCGGGTCCGTGGCCGTCCCTAACACATGAGCGTCGCTGTAAACCCGGACTGCACACCTCCGCCGTCCGTCCCGTAAAACACCTGTGTTGTGACGTTAGACAGAAGTGCAAGCGACAACGTGTGAGATCCGATCGCGGGTTGCCACACGAGGGACGGGGATATCATGCCAACCTCACTGGCGGCGCCGGTCTTGAACTTGCCGCGCAGTCCGAGGACCGTGGTTAGCGCGGCGTCTTGCACGAACGCGGCGTTGCCTTCGTTTCCCGCGGAGGCATGTCCAGTGGACATGGCGCCCGTCGCAAACATGAACGGCGCCCACTGGCCTTGCACGAACTCCAACTTCGCGTTGCCTTGAACTTGCCATGCGCTGGCTACCGTGACGGCATATGTTGCGTTCGCAAACAAGAACGACGGCATGATCGGAACCTGGTTATCGTTGTTCCACAGATCCACGCGCGGCGTGTTCGTATCGTTGCCGTTCATGCGCCACGTGAGAGATCCGTTTGCGGCGCGCGCGCGTATCGTTCCGAGGTAACGCCGGGTTTCATCGCCGGACTTGATCAGGAAACCGCTGACTGTAGAACGGATAACGCTCGTGGCACGCACGGAACTACTTGTCCACGCTAACAGCTCCAAACCGACGTTGCCGGCCAACGGGTTAGCTTGATTAGTTAGGTATCCGAACACGTCGTATACAAGGTCCGTTGTCAACCCAGATAGCGCAAGTGTGGCGCCGTTCGTTGCTATGGGAACAACTTGTCCCACCGTTGACGAATACAACGCGATCAGTGTCCCCGTGTATGGGAGCAACCATATTGAAGTAGCGGCGGGAATGTCCGCCACCGGGATCGCGTTGCTGGCATTCAAGGTCAACCGGAGCTGATTCACGGCGCCGCATGCGTTAGAAAACGACCATGCGGCAGTGGCCGCGGCGGTGGCTCTTAGAGCTTGCCCTTGCACAGGCGCGGGCGTGCCGGAGATAGACACGTCCGTTGCGCCTGACAGCGTGCTCGCCTTTAGAAACCGCGTATCGTTTCCCTGTGCGAACGTGCCGGAGGTGGATCCATACGCGGGTAGTCCGTGTGTATGATCGGACCGGCACAACGCCGCGTTGGAACCGCCGCTGTTACTTCCTCCAACTGTTAGCGAAACAGGAACCGCCACGTTGACAACGTGTTTGTGGTCAGCGCGTGCCGCGGTCGTAGCTACGCCAACAACGGCCGAGTTAGAATCAACGGCAGCGGGCGCGGTAGCCGTGAGTGCCGCGGCGCCCGTCGCAACGCCTGCTAGCTTTACTTTCTCCGCGCCGGAGAAAAACCCGCTAACCGTTGTGGTTGCGTCCGCGTGGAGCGCGCCGCCTCCGCGGTTCCCATGCTGGCCGTCAAACGACAGGACGCCTACACGCAACCCGTTAGGGTTGTTGACAACGATCGATCCTTCCACCGTGTCAACCTGGACGTCCAGGCCTTGGCTGCGACTTCCGGTGCGCTTCAACCCGTAACCGAGTTCGATCCCGGCCGTCCCGTTGGCCTGTGTCCAGTAGGATCCGGTGACACCTAACACAAACGGTTCGCCAGGATCGTCCATGATCCATAACGCGTTTTGCACGTAGGACGACGAATCACTCATTTGACCGTATTCGATCAGGTACTGGATCCCAGCGCCGATATCCACGGACCGCGCAAAGTCAGGCGGCCGGGTCCAGGCGCCTGTCTGTATGATCCATGGTCCGTTTTCCGCGCCGTCGTCCTGGCCGGTCAACAGGATACGCATCCCGGCCGTGATCGTGGTTTCGCCTAACGGGACACCCGTCAGGTCCTCTTGTTCGTATGAGATGAACCAACATGGCGGACGATATGTTACGAATGGTCCGCACGGGACCATGGACTCGTCCCCGGGGACGTTGCTCGCGCCACGCCACACGGATCCGCCGTACGTGTCCCCCTGCGCGATCCACACGAGCGAACGCGTTGTGATCTCGCTCGGAACAAACACCCAAGCGCCGTTCGTTCCGGTCCCTGGCGTTACGACTTCATACACGCCGAACGCCGGCCACAAGACCCGGTCCCCGGCCGCCAGCGGTCCCGCGCCGTCCGCGTAAAGCGGCGCCGCGTCCGGGGTCAACGTTTCTTCCGCCCACACGGCGCGGCAAGCGCCTTTCCAGTCGTTCGGGTGGGTGTGGTCCGCGGCGCTCGCCAGGTCCGACACGCCGGCGCTGGCCGCGCCATTGTTCGGCAACGGCGCTTCCTCGGATATGACGGCCGCGCTGGCTAGGCGGAGTTTTTCCGTGGGTGACATGAACCCGGGCGCCGTGTCCGTGGCCAGTGCGTGGAGTGCTCCGCCGCCTAGGTTGCCGTGTTGTGCGTCCGAGGCCAGCGCCTGGACGGCCACGCCGGCCGGTCCCACCGTGAGGCCTCCGCCCGGCGCTGGCTTGACGCTTAGCGTGTTCGCCGTGAGCAACAACCCGTTGCCAGCGATCACACCTCCGCCCGGCGTTGACGCCCATTCCGCGGAAGTGGACGACGTAGCCACGAGCGTGTCCCCGGCGTTCGGCGTGTTGCCCGTTAGGACGACAGGCGGACCCGCCTCCGTTGCGATCTCACTGATGGGTGTACCGGCCAGGATCGTGTCTAGAAAGCTCATTGTGTCACCTCACCCATTGCGCGCGCCGGGATCCAAGTACCCTACGCGAACGCCAAACAATGCATTGTTGGGACCGTCCATTAGTTGGATATCCACGAAGTATGCGTCCGTCGCGTTGTTCACCGTGTGAAGCGTTGGCAGAAACGACGTCCACGTGTGCACAACTTGTGTGGAGGAAAACGAGGCCTGATCCAGTGTTCCAAGATCTATCGGGTCTGTCGGATCCGCGGGATCCGCCGTCCACGCCGCTTGCGAGTTCATACGTAACGTGATCGTGTTTGCGGCTGCGACCGCATGCGCTCGCCACAGAGCGCCAAACAAGATCGCGGGCGCACCACGAGGTAACCCGAACACGGGGAACCGGATGGTTGCGGGTCCGCCGCCAGCTGTCAGTCCCCACGTATCGAACAAGTCGTCATAGTGTCCGGCCGCGCCGATCTGTCGTCCCGTGGACAAGGGGATGTTGATCCACCTTAGGGGTAAGGACGACCCGGTATACAACACGTCACTTGACGCGTTAGGGAATGTCAGGTTGCCCGTCAACGCGACATTGGCACCGGCCACGTTGCTCGTGATCTCCACGGTCCCGTCGTCCGCGCGAATACCTCCGTTCGCTGTGATCGCGCCTGTCGCCTTGACCGTGGACTGCGCCACGAGTGCGGACGTAACCTCCACGGTCCCGTCCGGCGCCGTGATCCCTCCGGCCACGGACAACGCGCCAGCGACACGAACGGACGTGCCGTTCAGCTCCAAGGATCCGTCCGTGGCGCTGATCCCGTTGTTCGCGATCACGGCCGCGTTGAACGTGTTCGTTCCGGTGAACACGTTGTTACCAGCTAACAGCGCAACGTAACTTGTTATGCGTTGCTTTAGCCATTGCGAGCGGTTTGCGAACACTTGCGAAAACGCTTCCACGACTAGCGCGGAGTCGTCCATGGTGTCCGTCAGCTCCGGAACCGTGACTGTCTCGGACCCGAACACGGGCGTTTCAATCAGTACCTTTGGCATGTGTCGCTAGCCTCCCACCGGAATACGTCCGCCGTCCGCGCCGCTTCCCCATTGTTCCGAGTTCCCCCACAGCCGTCCGCGCGGGTAACCCCACAAGCGCGCGCCCGGTGGCATCAAAATGATCTCGCCTAAACAGTGCGCCGCGATCCATTCGCGCGGAATGATCTTCAAGTCCTCCGCGTCCGCCATGGTGACCTGATCGGTGAAGTACAACAGCACCCACCGCGCCCACTGCGCCACGTCCCTGGACACGCTGACGTTCGGCGTGATCGTCCCGTCCGGGTCCATGGCGAACAACGCGCCGGACCTGTACAAGAGCACGATCGGAAACGTGTTAGGCGAGTAGTGATAAAACAACTGTTGCAGCAACGCATACGGACCTCCGCGCGTCCGGTGATCAATCCACCACCGGATCAGGCGTGACGCGTATGGCGCGTCCGCTTCCGTGAGGCCACGCCGGATCCGGCGTTCCTTGCCGATCGGTCCTAACGACTCCGCCGAGTACAGGTTAGGGAACCGCAACTTCACGCCGGCCACGAGTGCGTCCCCGGCCGCGTCCAGCTGGACCGCGATTGAATACAGGATGCGTTGCGCTAGGCCTGTCTGCAGCCACGGCGGAGACAGGCGCCACAACGTGTCCCGGTACGTTAGTATGACCTGATCGGGCGCTGTCATGAATAGAACGCTTCCGGCGGCGGAACCTGGACGATCTGTGTGGCCGTGATCGCGCCCACCGTCGCAACCTGTTGTTTAGTCAGCGGCTGATCCGTGGCCGGCGTTGTGATCTCCACGTGGAAGATCTCCCGGTACGTGGACGCGATCGCGCTGCGCAAGGCGTCAACGAATATGTGACCCGGTTGCGCTGGATCGATCACGTTGCCGCCCACCGGTTGCGCACGGATGAACGCCACGATCGCGTCGTGGATCCTGGCCGTGATTTGCGCCACCGTTTGACCGGAGGTGTTATACATCCAAACGGAATACGTCACAGCGAACGGAAGCTCCGTTGCGCCGAACACGCGCGCCGTGACAGCTTGCGGCGCCGCGTTTTGCAGGACGGCCAGTTGCGCCGCGCCTAGGTCCGTAGCCGGGTCCGTCATGTCACCGGTGACAGCGCCGGTGGCCGTGGCGCAGTAGCAGTCAACGTGTCCATACCCGTCAACCACGAGCGAGATCCGCGCGATGCCTATGTTCGTTCCGTCCTGTCGGACAGCGTTGCGGAGCGCCACGCTATACGCGTCCCATGGTCCCATAGGTGACAGTGCGCCTAGGCGTTCCGTGCAACGCTGGCGGAGGGACGGATCTCCCTCCACGTCCGCGCCGAACAACGCCACCGGGTTGTCCACGGTGACGCCTAACAGGCCTGTGACTAACTGTGAGATCGCGTGCGCGTCCGCGTTGGACGCGGTCCCGGCCTCCGTAGCCACCACGCCCACCGTCGCGATCGGGTGGGCCGGGTCCAGCGTGAAGGCCTCCGTGTTGCGGTACGTGTGGCCGGTGGCCGCGTTGCGGACGATCGCGTCACCCGGATCCAGGTTGTAGATCGCGCCACCGGTGGAAGTGAACACGACGTCACCGGCCGCGAACTCCGCGTCCCGGCGCTCCACGCCGTAGACGTACCACGCCACGAGCGTCAACCATTCCGCGTCCGAAGTCTCGAGGAACCCGGACCGCGCGATGCTGGCCATCAGGGACGAGTACGCCGCGAACACGGCACTCACTCCCACGATCATAGTCCGGACCACGGATCCCGGTTTCCACGCGGACGTGTTGACGCCCACAGCGGCCAGCACGTCATATATTGAGGCCTGGACCTCCGCGCGTGTGAGCGGCGTTGTGAGCTCCGCGATCGTTAGTCTAGCCATGTTTGTCGATACTTTCTCGCAACTGGATCCCGTCCGCCGTCACGAAAAACACGAGCGCAAAGGACTCGCGCGAGTCCTTCAACATGCCGCGCATATGAACGCGTAATGCGTTCGCTCGTGTGACGTATGTGATCGCTACCGTGGCGGACGCCACACGCTCGTCCTTCAACGCCTCGGATCGGACCTGTGCTTGCAATCGTGAGATCTGTTCTAACGTCACGCCGCGGTTGCAATACGAACGCAAGTCATATCCATATGCCAAGTCGTCAATCACGCCTCCGCGCGGCGTGATCAGGCGGCGGAGCACGGCCTCCGCAACGGCGTTAGGCGAGTCCGGCGCCACCTCGTCCAGCGCCGGCGTCAGGTCCACGATACATGACAAGTCCACGCCGTAACCCACCCGGTCCGGTGGGACGCGGTCCAGTGGAGGTCCTAACAGCGCCAGCTCCGCCGCAATGTGATCTGTTAGTTGTGTCATGCCGGGTCCCCGTCCAGCGGCGCCGGCGCTGTGATGGTAGGCGCGATGAACACAACGTTACTCCCGGACGTGACTGTCCCGTCCGCGGTGGCGTTGTTCCACGTGATCACTCCGGAGATGGGGTTGCCTTGGAACGTGCCGGTCAAGGTCCCCGGAGGCAACGTCACCTTGACCGTGTCCCCCTTGCGCGCGGCCGGGGACCCGGAGTCACCACCTAACGTCAGCGACACGGGCGCGTAACCGTCCGCGCCGTAATGCGCGTAACCCATGACGAGCGGCGCCGCGCGGTCCCCACCGGCAAACATCACGAGCGCCTCACCACCGGGCGCAATCGAGGCGCGCGCGCCCGGGATCCCTGGCCATGGCGAGATCGCGCGGAGGTCCGGCAAGTCCGGATCCAGCGCTTGCAAGTCCAAGCGATCGTCCACGCCTTGCGACACAACACGATACCTGTACACGCCGAACAAACGTTGTGACGTGATCGTTTCTGTGATCGCTGTGATCAGTCCGGCAAGGCGCCCGGAGGCCTGGCCGGTTCCGCCAAGCCACACATGGATCCGGAGCTTGTCCTCACCACCCGCAACGATCTCGAGTTCGCGGACCGTACCTGGCTCGTCCAGGCCTTCCGCCAGCGTGGCGCCTACGGTGATCAGACTTGGATCGTCCGCCGTCACCGTGGCTGTCCGTTCGGCCGGGTCGTATGCCAGGACCGTGTACGTGGCGGCGTCCGGCGCGCTGGCCGGCCGCGGTCCGACTTGCGTCACGCCGGCATAGTCAACCCACCATGCCGCGCCGCCCACGACGTCCACGAGCGCCCGGGACGCGGGTCCCGCCTGGCGCGCGTAGTCCGGTCCGATGCGTTCACGGGTGGGCGTGAAGATCCCAAGTGTCTCACCCACGACGCGCGCAGCGTCCTGTGCCACGAGCAACGCCTTGACGCCGGCGTCATTGTGGTATCCGAGCGCCGGAACGTCGCGTCCCCACCCACCGGCGCCGCCTATGATCCGCGTGGTGCGTTGCAGCGCATACGTCCCGTCAAGCTCCGGTACCGGTGAACCTGTCAGGGACAGATCTCCGATACGGATCACGCACCGTTCCGGAAGCGTCGTGTTCACCGGCAAGTGAACCTCTGCCTGCCACGGTCCCACGTAACCCACCGTGACGCGCGCCCACGAACACGGGAGGCCGTTCACGCTGACATACAGATCCACGTCCTCCGTCGTCATGGGTTCCCCTCGTCCAGCGCCAGGCGCTTGCGCTGTGCTTCCCCGTCCAAGTCCCCGATCTCCACTTCGCGAGGATCGGCCGGCGTGGCCTCCGCGCCGTCAGGCTTAGACGCGCCTAACGAATACCGCCTCCATTCAATGCATTTGACTTCTATCTGCCACACGCCGTCCTCTACTTGCTCCGGCGCGGTTACGTCCTCCACAACTAGTTGCGAGATCCCCACCTCGTTCAACACAGGATGGTTCACGTCCAGCGCTTTCGCGCGGCGTCCCACCGGAGGACGTAACAAGACAGGCTTGATTATTTCCCACTGATCCCAGTGCGTCAGCGTGAACAACCTAAAGCGTAACGTGAAGTGTGCGAGGCCTATCCCGCGATACAACAGGATCGCGCCCGTCATGGCGTAGCCCGCTTGTTCATCCCACTTGCGAGGTGAGGACGCGCCCACGACTTCACACAAGCCAGGCGTGGCGTAGCCAGCGAGCAAACACTCGTCCGTAGGATCTTCTATGGGATTCCACGTCACGTAACAGGCGCTCCCATTTGTACGGCCAGGCCTTGAAGGATCGTTTCGAGTTCGCGCTTGATAGCCATGGCCACCGGCCGCGCGTCGTCCGCGCTGGCGCCTTTGCCTACTGTCACTTGTAGCGTGGTTATGTTGACTGTCGGACCGCCTCCGCCAAGCGCGCGCGCGGCGCCTCCGGGCGCGGTGGCCGGTGGCGTGATCATGTCCTCCACGCTCGATTGCGCGGCCGGTGTGCCGGCCTTTACGCCTACCGTGACGCCGGCCGGGATCTGCGCGCCTAGGTCCGCGAACACTTTGGACGGTGATTGTATGAATAGCGTCGTCTTGAATCCCGTCACGGCGGACGCGGCCAGTTCCTTCAAGGCTTGCCACAACGCGTCACCCATGGACTTTACGCCGTCAATCAACCCGTCCACGAGGGACACGCCTAACGCTTTCCACTCCGTGGTTGCCCACGCCTGATACAAGGCCTCGAACACGCCATATATTAGGCCGGGGACGATCTTGATTAGTTGCGGTCCGAACTCCCAAAACGCTTTTTGGACCACAAGACTGACGCGGAACATTGTCTTGACCGCCCATACCGCGAAGTTGAACGCGAACTTCGCGAGGCCAACGGCCGCGTCCAGCCAGGCGCTGGCCACAAGTTTTCCTATGTTCGCGAAGATCTTCCCAAGGTCCCGGCCGCCTCCCTTGATCGCCAGGCGGAAGTCCAGCCATTTGTTTTCGAACTTCAACGCGAATATGATCAGTTCCTGGAACATGATCTTGGCGCCGCGGAGGACGGCCGTCGTGATCCCGATGAACGGTCCCGCAATGCCGCTTAGGACCCGTTTCATGACGGCGCCGCTGTTGGTTGACTGACTCACGAGGTCCGCCAGGCCTTTCTTCGCGAGCAAGTAAGGCTTGATATCAATCCCGGAAAACAGCGCCTGTTGTGACTCCGCCAGCTTCCGTTGCTGGACTTCTAAGCTAAGCATTTGCTTAGACACGACTCCGCCGATCTGTGACTTGACGCGGTCCGCCAGCCGCTGGACGTTGCCGCCTGTGAGCGCCAGTGACGCGGACCATGCCAGCGTCCGGTCCGCTTGTTCCTTCCCGAAACCGGACGCGGCCATGGCTACCGCCTGCAACGCTGGCGCCATGTTCTTACCTCGAACACCGGCCTTCTCTAGTTGCATTGTGTAGCCTGCAACTTCCTCCCGGGAGATCGAAACGCTGGCGGACACCTTGTCAATCGTGGCCTGCAAGTCCTCTGCCTTGTCCTGGCCTAGGCGGAACGTCGTGGCGTACACGGTCCGGAGTTTCGTCACGGCCTCAAGTTGCAACAGTTCGTTGCGCCGCGCGTTCGCGGCCGCGATCGCGAACTCCGTCAGGTGGGACGCCGCCTTTAGCGCGGCCACGCCTAACGCGATCACGGCGCCACCTAACGCCAGCGTCACGAGGCGCGCGGACCCGGCCACGCTCACCCACCGGAGCGCCGTGGACAGGACGGAACCCATGGGACCCGGGACGCCGCTGGCGACCTTGGATAGCTCCGCCAGCTTGTCTTTGAAGGACGTGGCGCCGGCGCCGGCTTCCTCCGTCTTGGGTTTTTTGACGGCGTCCGCCAGCTCCCGCAACTTGTCTTTGAACGAACCGCTGGACTTTTTCGCGGCACCAAAACGCTGGCCTAGGTTTAGCGCCTGTTGCTGATTCTCCGCTAACCGTTGCTTCGTTTTGCCTAGGATAGATTCTAACTTCGTGATCTCCGCGATGTTTGGGTTAGCGGCGCCGCGCAAGTTCTTTAGCGCCTTTTGCAGTTCGGACAGCGCGCGCGTGTCCTTCGCGATCTGTCCCTGCAAACCTTCAAGCGCCTTGGCGGCGGACTCGACAGGTTCCGAAACGTCGTCAATCGCTTCAATCCGGAAGGTTGCGTAATCTTGCGTCGACATGCATTCATCCGGGTTTAGTGAGCGCCTCTAAGATCCGGCGTATGACGCGCAAGTCGTGGAGCGCTTCCGCCACGTAGGCGGCGCCGGCATAACCTTGCGCCGCCTGGCCTATCAGCTCCGGATCTTCGTATCCGATCAGTGCGAGCAAGCACCGCGCCGCAACCTCCGGATCTCCACGCGCGGCGCGGCGCAGAGTGTCTATTTTGCCTTTAGCTGGACGTTGCGGTGGCCGGCCAGTTCAACACATACGCTCGCTAGTTGCGTCAGGATCCCCGGAAGCTGGCGGAGCAACTTGTCCAGTTCCGGTTTACTCGGAAACAACAAACACGAGCGAACTAGTTCCTCCGCGTGATCTGACGTGAGTTCGCCAGCGTCTTGGAACTTCCGGAACGCTGCAATGTGTGGGCGGCGGAGGATCACGGCGCCCACTTCCGTCCGGACCATGCGCACGGCGCGCGCGCCATATTGTTCCTCCGCGCGGTCCAGTTCCTCGTCCTCGACTAGCGCGCGTTCCTCCGTGGCTAGCGTTTCCTCCACGGTGGGCGTTTGCCGTGCCAGGGACGCGTCCGCCAGCGCGGCGCGCCGCGCGCGGACCTCCGCGATCCTCGCCTCCAAGTCGTCCGCGGCGCTCGTCATACGGGGACCTCGCCAGTGGAGTCATACAACGTGAACCCATTGCGTTTGATCGCCATGCAATCAATCTCTATGTCCTCCTTTAGCGGATCCGGGGATTCTTCCTCGGACACAGTGGAACCGATCCAAACGCATCCCGTGATCTGGACGTCCTGGTTAGGTTCCTCCGGTTCCGAATAGAACACACTGATCATAAACTCCACGTTGCCGTAACTCCGTTGATCCGGAGCGAGCGCCGCCAGCGCCGCGCGCGCGTTCGCGATGCTCGTTTTCCAACCTGTCAGCTTGACGGACTCCGTGGAGTACTTGCCGGACGAACGGCCGCGCGGCGCGTGGTGACGGCCCATTCCATACGCCTTCACACGCTCGCGCTTGTCCGCGTATTGAATACCTGTGAATCCGAAAAACGGTTCGTTATTGATAATCAGTCTGATGGATCCCCATGACAGCTGGTTCTGATTTACGCGAATGTTGTCAGGCATGACTAGTCACTCCCTTACGCCGCGGCCGGCGTGGCCAGCGCTGGGTTGTAGAATCCAACTTCAATCTCGATAAACTCCGGGTAGGCCAACGGGATCACGCGCGCGCGTCCTGTTAGAGTTTTGGTTGCCAACACGTTGTCCACGCGTGACAAAACGAACTGCACGCCGGAGGCTTTTGGCTTGGCGAGCAACGCCGCGCGGAGCGTCTCCGTGGCGCCGGCCTCTATCTCTACCGCATCCGCCTCCAAGATGAATCCGGTGGAAGTGTCCACGCGGACCGGCCGGTTCAAGCGCCGGATGAAATACATTCGGAGTGCGTCCTCCGCCAGGTTCATCACGCGCCGGTACGGAATGATCTGAAAGTCGCTAGTTGGACCCGACAGCAAACGCGGCCGCGTCACGTACACGCCAGGGTAACCGTCCCACGAACGCGCCGTGATCGCGCGATTGTCGTCCAGGCCTGGATTCAAAGACTCGTCATGCTCTAACGGGTTGCCGTTGCCGTCCGATATGAACGCGCCCGGGATTGGACCTAGGTTGACGTCCGCGACATTGACTTCCTCGGACACGTTGCCCTGCAGCGCCATGAACCCGAACAACAGAGGACGCCGGAACACCCGGCCGTCCAACACGGACACGAGGCGTGTGGCGCCGGCCGTGACGCCACCGTTGATTGACACGGCAGTACCGAACGACGCATTGAATGCAAGCTGGTAGGCTGACTCGGACTCGCCAGCGTTCGGCATGCGGTAGCAACCGATCCACGAGCGGTACCGGCCATGGGCGCGGAGGCCGTTGATCGCTGTGTCTATGGTCCCCACGAGCGATCCAATGATCGGTCCCGTCAGGACTAGTTGCTCCCATGCGATCGCGGACGAGGCGAGCGCCGTCAACGCCGCCTGTAGCGTCGTGGAGTCGTACACGGGTCCGGTCCCCTCCGCGGAGTAGACGTCACCCGCCACCATGGTCCCGGGTCCGACCGCGAACGTAACGCCCGTAACCGTCGTGATCTCCGTGAGTGTTCCGAGTGGAACCACCGGCGTCCAGGTATATCCCCCGTCACGTGATCCCTGGACCGTGATCCCGGCCGTGCCAACCGTTCCGCCGTTCACAACACGCAACCTGTATTGATAGTCGTCCGCGGGTTCCCCGGTGGCGGCGGACACGGTGATCACACTCGTCCCGGTTCCGACCATGGTCACAGGTCCAACGCTTGGCGCCGTGCTCCCTACGGCCGCGCGAATGAACACCACCGGGCGGCCGGTGTTCACGATATAGAACGCGGCCGCCTCCACGTTAGGTCCGATCCCGAAGTTCGATTGTAAGTCCTGTGTACGCGCGAACGTGGCCGGCATGTTGTAGGGACCGGCACTGCAACACCCAAGGAACACTGTTAGGCGTCCAGCGGACGGCGGCAAAACGCCAAGCGCTCCGTCCAGTTCCGTGATCGTGACTTGCGGTAGCGTCATGGTGAATCGTCTCCGGTTACGTGTATGACCTCGTCAACGTCTAACTCCGTGACTGTCAGATCCGCGGCCAGGCGTGGATCTCCGTCCGGTGGATATTCAACAACAGGCGGCGGGACCGCGTCCGGATACGGGACGTCCGGGATCACCGTTTGCAGCTCGCACACGACGCGCAACGCGGCGCCGTGGCGCCGTTCGAGCTTGTCCGTGATCCATTGCTCCGCACGGATTGCGGACACGCCGTGCGCCACCTGATAAACAGCGCGGAACCATGCGTCATGCAGGTATCGGCAGATCTCGTATTGTTTGATCTCGTTCTCAGGATCGGCCGGGTCCTGGCCGTTGATTATGACGGTGAAGACTTCGTTCAACGTCGCGAGTGATCGCGGCGTTTGACCCGGGTTCCGTGGCGGCGCCAGCTGGCCTAGGACGCCAGTGGGATCACCCGGCACCCATGCAATACGGTTGCCGTATGGGTGTTGCGCCGGGATGCGCCACCCAAACAAGTTGACGACGGGTGTTCCGTCCGCTGCCAGGCGCGCGCTGACTTCCTCGAACAACCACACTAACGCATGCTTGCTAGGCATTAGGTTGCGTTGCCTTTCATCACGGCGTCAAACTTCGCGGACAGGACGCGGTGGATTGCGAGCGCAACAGGTTCCGTTATGTGGGTGAGTATGATCTCGCGCTTGACCTTGCCTTTGGCGCGTCCCTTGTGGTGCAACGCTTCCGGTCCCACGAGGCGGATCCAGATCGTTCCGCGGACCGTGGCAACACGAAGCGCCTCCACGGCGTTGTTCAACACTGGCTTGTGTCCACGTTTGCGCGGCGCCCATGGGACGCCGTCCGGCGTCGTGTGCGCCGTGATCGTGGACTCAAGGACGGCGCGGACAGCAACTGTTAGTTCTTGCCAGGCGTCCAGCGTCAACGCCGCGGGGACCGCGCGAACGCGTTGTATGATCTCGTCTACAGTCAACATGTCAGGTTCACCGAAGTCCCTGATCCTCTGATCGGCCTAACTGTGCTTGCTCGTCCGCCCACACATAGGGCGAGTATTCCGAGTGGACGCGAGGGAACCCGCGCGCCACCGCGCCGTCGTCCGTGTCCGCGCGGAGTGGAAGTTCAAACAATCCTTCCGCGCTGTCCGCCGCCTCGCGGATATCCGCGAACGCCTGGACCGCCTGTAGCTTGTATTCTTGGAACTCCTGATCGGTGGCCGCGACACCACGCCGTAGCCACACGTCTACGGACACAATACGTTGACACCACTCCACAACGGCCAGCGGATATGGAAGCTTGAACGGCGCGTCATAGCGTTTGCACAAGCGCGCATCGATAAAGCTGGACGCCATAAGCAGACGACGATCCACCCACCCGGGAGTCCGGAGTTCCACCTCGTCAATGAACGAGGCCGGGACAACGCTGACTAGCTTGAACTCTGCTAGATCTAAATACGCAACTGTCCCGGCCACGGTTCACCTCCGCGTGTCACCTAACACCCAAGCGCGCGGCCACCGGCCGTCAGCGCGTCACGCCGTCACGTAGCGAGGCATTTGAACAACAGGTACGGGTGGCCAGGGAGCACGCTGTTACGTCCCTCCGTGGTCCACTGGAACTCACGGATCCGCGCCAGCTGTGCATCGTTTTGCGGACCGTAATACAACACGCTAAACGCTTCGCGATTCACGTAGGAAAAGGCCCCTAACTCGTTAGTTAGAATGTCCTCCATTCCGAGGTACCACGAGGTGTCCGACCCGCCTGGATACCCGGCCGCGAGCTCCGTCACCTCCACAGGTTGTCCGAGTCCGAAGTTGCGGATCAACGCTTCCACGTCACCGGAACCACCACCGGCCGTTGCCGCTTGTGCAATGAACTTGGCGTTAGTGATCTGTTGCGCGCGCGCCACGAGCGCCGGAGGAACGAACAAGTAGGCCGGGCGGAGGAACCGCGGATCCTCACCGTTCGGCATTTTGATCGTGGCAATGTATGCAATGGCCTTTGCGACGTTCGCCACAGCCACGTCCACACTGACACTCGTGTCGATAGGCAACGCGCCCGGACCCGAACCAGCTGTGAACAAGTTCGTGTAGGTTCCCAGCGTCGTCCGGAACGGATTCAATGGGTGATCCGTCGTGAAATACACCTTGCCGTCGTATCCGAGCGGATTGGCGAGGATCGCTTGCGCAACCATCTTTTGCGGCCAGTACGCGGCGTAACTTCCAACGGTCCGCGACCACTGCGCCGCGTAATCGATCCCGTTGCCGTCCACGTCCTCGAACTTTTCTTTCTTGATCTTCAACCCGGCCGCGGCGTTCAGGTTCTCAACCTCTGTCGTCAACGCAACGATATCCTCGAACTCGATATTGCCACCGTGTCCGGTCCGCTGGATCCGCGCCGTGTCGAGCAACCACGACAGACGCTCCTTTAGCGCCATGCTCGGAACTGTCTTGGCGATCTTGTTCCACCACAAGTTAGACGTCAGGCGTCCGTACTCGTTGGACGTGATCGTCCGCATGTTGGACTCGAGATCGTAAAGGAACTGAGGGGTGATGGTAGGCATGACTAGTTACACCTCCGCCGTCGTGGTGGCGTCCGGAGCGAATGGATAAGACGAGTACACGAGGACGCCTTTCGCGGTGTCTACGCGGAGGACGAGGCCTAGGGACACGGCGCCTGCTTTCTGGACTGTCTGATCGTCTTTGACGTAAGCGATCTTGCCAGCGTCAGCGGCCACGAACGCGGCCGCCGTATCGTTGTCCCACCACCTCGCATTGATCGGATAAAACAGTTGGACTTGGATCGTTTTGATCCCGTCACCTGTTTTGCTCTGCATGAACACGCCGATCGGAAGCAACCCAGCGGTGGCCGCGCCTTTCGTAACGAGTCCTGTTGCCGTGTCGAGGCAAGCCAGCTTGCCGCGTTCCGCCACAACGGCGTTCGTCAACACGAAGTCCTGATATCCCCACACGGCCTCCGTCACCATTCTATCAGCCACGGTTGACCTCCACTCCCGGCGCGCCGGGGATTGCTGGAATAGAGACGCCAAGTTGCAACTTGTAATCGGACGCGATTACGCCCGTTTTCTCGCCTACCAGTCCCATACGCATTGCAAGCGCGTTGGCCTCGTTCGGCGGAAGCGCTGGCGCGTTTGCCGGCGCGTTGCCGCGCGTAGGCGCCGCGGCTGCCGCTGCTAGCGCGGCCGCGGCCGTGGCTGTCTGCGCCGCTGGCTTGGCCATCTTTGCCGCCAGCGTGCGGACCGTGGCCAGTGGGACCTGATCCAGTTCTTTGCGGATCTCAGGAGTCCAGTCCGGGCGCGATGCATACAACGCAACACGTTCTGACTTTGCTTGTGTCGCTGTGTATGAGCGGACTTCGCGGAGCGCCTGTTGCGCCAGCTTCAATGCGGACGCCGCGGACGTGGCCGTGGCTGCCTTCGCCTTGTCCTTTGCGGGCGGTGTGGCCGGCGCCTCGTCCCCGTCCGGTTCCTCGTGTTCGGCGTCCGGCGCTGGCTTGTCGTCCTCCGCCTCCGGCTTGTCCTCGGACTCGTCCTCCGCCTCCGGCTTGTCCTCGGACTCGTCCATTGCGGCAAGCGCGCGCTTGGCCGCCTCCGCGTCCGGACCTTCCCCCTCGGACGCTTTTTTTAGCGCCTGGCGCGCTTCCTCAATAGCACTCATGTTCGTCAATCCTTTAGCTGTTAGATCTAACAACCCGTCAAAACTGATCACGCCGTCCGCCAGGCGTTGTGTCACCGCGTCCCGTCCGAGGAACACGGCCGCCTGCAACGCCTTTGCGTCCACCTTGCGCGCCTCACGAACGAGTTCGAAAAACAACGCGGCCATGCCGTCCACGAGCAACTGTTGCGCAACTAGTTCCTCGGAAGTGATCGGCGTGTCCGGGTTGCCGTCCGCCTTACGCGCGCCGCTCGTGATCAGCGCAACACGCAAGCCTAGTGACTCGTTACGCGCTGTGACGTCGTCCCGGACCGCCAGGACGCCGATCGATCCAACTATCGAGGACGGCGCCAGGTAGATCTTTGACGCGCCACACGCCACCGCATACGCCGCGGAACACGCTCGTTCCTCCACGTACGCGATCAGTTGTTTGCCGGCCGCGGCGCACACGGCGCGGATCTCCCGGGCGCATTCCATGGACCCGTACGCGTCGCCGCCTGGACTCGAGATCCGGAGCACCACGAAGCGCGCGCCGGACTCCGCGGCCGCGCGAACACGTTGTGTCACCTCCGTGTATGACAGCCACCACCCGTCCGCCTCCGCCGTCAGCGGACCGCACACGGGGACGACGGCCACCGCGCCGTCCGCCACGGTGAACCACCCGGGGTTGACTCGCTCGTGAAGCTCGAACACTTCAAGCAAGGCGTCAGGCTGGATTGCTACGACCCGTCCGCGGCGCTCAAAACGCGCGGACAGGCGTGTGGCTATGGTGGGCGGCGCGGCCGGCGTGGTGCCGTTGGACAGCGTCATGCCGCCTCCGTCGTGGCCGGCGCCGGCGCGGTGGGCGCGGTGGGCGCGGCCGGCGTCAGTCCAGCGGATCCCAGCATGGCGTCCGCCTCCGCGGCGTCCACGAGGAACGAGCGCTGTATGATGGCCGCGGCCGCGTCACGCGGGACGAGGCCAGCAACCACCGCCTGGACGATCTCTAACAGTGACCCGATCTGTGCGCCGTTTAGCGCGGAGTCTTGTGCAGGCTTGCCGGTGGGCGGCGCGGATACGTCCGCGGCCGTCACCACGCCGTCCGCCTCGTCCACGTCCACGCCGTCCACGTCCGTCCCACCCACGAGGCGGAGGCCTCCGGATTGCGGCGCTGGCGCAGGTTGCTTGATCGGAATGGCGAAGTCCTCCGTCAGCGCCTGGACGTCTAGTTCCTGGCCGGACCCGGCCAGCGCCGTCGTCATTTGCTGGATCGCAGTGGCCAGCGTTTGAATCGTGAGTGCGTCCGCGTTTTTGTCCTTCGGAGGCGTCACGTCGTATTCCATGACGCAAGGCTTGGTTTCGATTGCGGCCGGTCCCCACCGGAGCGCCACGAACACCGGGATCCCTTGCGTATTCAATGTGTATGCGAGGCCGTCCGCGGTGGCCTGGATCAAGTCCGCGCGGATCATGCGGTGGATATCCTGATTGCTGAAACCAGTTCCGCCTGACGTTGTGATCGTCTGTCCAGCGATCGTGATGATGATCTCTTGATTCTGATCCTCGATAGTCCGGACGAACGAGTCAGCGCCGCGGCCGTTTGACTCCAACAGGCGCACGTCATATCCAACCGGCAACCCGAATACCGTGTTGATTCCCCACGCTAATATGTTGCGGAAGAATGAATCTTTCTGCGCCTCCGTGGATCCGTTCGGCGCAACGGCCACACGCGCCGGGTGTGCGAGTTTTGACTCCCAGTTGTCCCGGTGCCAGTTCGCGTGATCCTTGCGTATGTAGTTCCGGCCTAGCGCGCGCCACAACCCGTTGTTCCACGGCGCAACGCGGCCGCCCGGTGTGTGTAAGATCCAGCGACCGTCCCCGGGTGTGATCGGCAAACGTCCGATCACACTGAGATAATACCAACGGTTCTCCGCCCACACATATTGCAGGTATTGCGGATCCAACCGGCAAAACACCGGGAAGTCGCGGCCGATCACTGGCAACAGTTCGCCTACGCCTACGCCTAACAGTTCACCGTCCGCGGCCAGTAGCGCGAGTTCGGACGGCGGAAACATCTCGTCAAACAAGCTCCGGACGGAGTCCCGTCCAACGCTTAGTTGTTCCACCACCTCCGGGTCCCCGCGGAACCGGCGCGGCAAGCGAACGAGTCCGGACGTACGCGTGGACAGGACGCCGGAGATCACGCCGTCCCGGCGCGCCGCGGCCATCAAACGCCCGGCCAGCTGTAACGAACCGTTGTCCGCGTTGTGTTCGGCTGTCTCGAGGTCCGCCAGATACCACCGCGATTGTGTCGCGGTAGGCATTTGCAACTGGCCGCCGTTGACGTTCCGGCGCGCCTCGTCAATGTCGATGGAACCAGCGCTCCATGGTGGCGGCGTATAGGTCGAACGACCTAACAGCCGGGAAGTCATGAGTGTGATCCCGTTGACTAGTTCCACGCCACGAAGCTGACGCGCGCGCGCGGTGTGCGCAGCGAACTCGAGCGTTAGTCGTGATCGGTGGCGTCGTGGAGGTGTTGGACCGTCCAGGCCACGACAGGGATCCTGTATGTGTTAGCTAGACGCTCCGCGGCGCGCGGGTTAGGCCTGGCGTCACCTGACAACCACTCCGATACGCACGAAGGAACGACTCCGCAACGCGCGGCCACTTCGCGCGCGGTGGTTCGTTGGATCACGGCCACGAGCAAGCGCCGGCCACGTGAACGCCTGACTAACGTGATCGCCACCATTCGTTGCCTCCGTATGGATCGATCGTTTGCTCCGCGTATGGCGTCACAGCGTCCCGGCCTTCGCTCGTGGCGGTGGCGGCGCTTGGCGGCAAATCACCGGAGGACAGGCTAAGTGGTTCCCATGCCGACAACGCGAACGCGTCATATCTGTCCGGGGACCGGCCGATCAGTTTGCGGATCAGTTCCTTCGGGGTGAGTTTCAGGCGTCCGTTGATCGCTTGCTTCCATTCCAACACGTGGAGTTCCGTGGCCAGCTTGACGTCCTCCGGTATCGCGCCGCCGTCACGGAACCATTGTTCCGCGTTCGCGGCCAGTTCATCACGCGCGCGATCGTATATGTGCGGTTTGCGTTGCGCCTTGTCACTGGCGCGGACCGTAACTAGTTCGAACGCGTTCGGGTTCATCTCCGTGAAGTTGCGCAACCGGCCGGCCAGGGACGCGCCGATCCTACCTTCGCGATCCAGCACAACCACCGGTGTTTCACGAGGCAACCGGAACTCCGTCAACAGGATCAGTAGCTGGACGAGGTGTTGCTCGTCATTCAATCCGCGTTGCGTGCGCAGCGTTAGGAGCTTCATACCGCGCCGGATTGCAAAGCACGTATCGTCCCCTAGGCCGGATTCACCGGCCGGGTCGAGGCCCACGAACAAGCGCCCGGCCGCCTCCATGGTTGGCCAGCGTTGTTCCGCCTGTGTGATCGCGTGGACCGTGAATATCTTCGCTTCCTCTTGTAACGCGTGCTGTCCCTTTACGCGTATCTGATACAGCGGACTCGCTTCCCCCCATTCTTGTTTCTTGTCCTCGCACCACTCATACGTTGCGAGTCCGGGGATCACTAGTTTGCGCGCCTTGTAGTTCGGCGTGTCCTCGGACGATATGCGCATGGTCGCATACAGTTTGGACTTGCCGTAAAACGCTTCGTAGAACTCACCGGAGTTCCGCGTCCCTTGGGACAGCAACAACAACTTGGCACCACCGGCGCGGTTCCCCTCGATTGCCTCGAATATGAGATCGTCAATCCCGGAGGCCTCGTCCGCTATATAGAACAAGTTACGTCCGGAGATCCCAGCCACCGCCTCGGACTCCTTAGCAGTGAATCCAACGATCTCCCGGAAGTCCTCGGACTTGAGTCCCGTTCGCGCGAGTTCGCCTTGTTCGCCGTCAATCAGCGCGCTGTGTTCGCACGGGCGCTTGATTAGCAAACCTTCCGGGTCCCGTTCCTTACACTCGACACAGCGCCCGGACCGCGCGCGGATCATGCGGAGTTCGCGCCATAGGATCTGATCCACCTGGCGGGACGTCGTGGACGTCATGACGACGCGCGCGTCCGGAAACGAGCAATAATACCAGAGCGCCAGGGACGCGGCCGTGTGGGACTTACTGACCTTGTGTCCCGAACATATTGCAACGCGATCATGGTCCCGGACGAGTTCCATGATTTGCCACTGCTTTTCCCATGGTTCCACGCCTAGGATCTCACGGCAAAACGTCACCGGGTCCCGTTGGTAGTGTGGGTTAGGGAACTGTATATGTAACGTGCGCTCTAGTAACTTATCGAGGCGACGATCAAACGACTCCGCAAACGTCCACAGCTCCGGATCAGGTGTCCGCCTCCGGAGTGCTAACTCCTGCGCTCGTGTATCTGGCATGCGGTCCTAACCCACTGGACGGATCACGAAAGGCGCGTTGGATCGCCTCGTGGACTGCCTTCGCCGCCAGTGGGTGAGGTTCTAACGCGTCAATGACGAGATCGCAAAATCGTCTAAACGCCGGGTGTTGCCGAACATATCTGTCCTCTGACAGTTCCTGCGATCCTTCAAGGCGCGCGCGGAGCGTTAGGATCTTCGCCTCCGCGTCCGCAAGCCTAACGCGTTCGGTAGGCAGCAACCCGGGTTGCTGGCGGTCCTTCCGGATCACGGCCAGCAAGTCCAAGCAATCCTGTAGCGTGCTTGGCGCGCCGTCTTTGTGCGTCGTGGGTGACGCGGCGCCGGGCGCGGTGGGCGCGGTGGGCGCCGGGTCCGCGCCGTCCAGGGAGTGACCCGGCAACACGAGCCAGGCGCGTTCCGGGATCCCGTACATGGCCGCTATGCGCTGGCGTGTCTCCGGCGCCGGGACCTTGGCGCCCGTACGCCAGTCAGCAACGGATTGCGGGGACTTGACGCCTAGGTCCGCCGCAATGGCCGCCAGCGTCCCCACGACTTGAAGGAACCGCGCTTGTCCTTCCGACCGGAGTACAGGCGCGGCCAGGGAGATCGGCCGCGGATCTCGTGGTGCCATGCGTTACGCCTCACCACGCCAGGACGAGGGATATGGCGAGATCGGCCGCTCGTGTTCCACCGGAGGCGTGCCGGCCGCGCGCTGGCGGACCGTTTGCAATATGTAGTGGTCCGGGTGCTTACGCTCTAACAGCCACGCCGCGGCGCGCCAGTCCGCCGTAGGAGGTGACTGTCCAAGCGCCGCGCGCGAGATCACGAGGTGGTTACGCCGGACGTCGTGTGCGATCGCTTCCGCGACGTCACGCGCAAGTTGCGCGTACGGTTCACGGCCGGCACGTCCGAGCGTCAACCACTCGTCCAGTTCGTCCAGCGTGAGGCCGGCAAGCGCCGCGGCGTGGACGGGGAACACGCCCACCCGAAGCGCGTCAGTTAGTTTTGCGTGGCGCTCCGGTGTGTACTCCGGTCCCGTGGATTGTGGTCGTTTCGGCATGCGTCAAATGTGTACGACTTACTAACGCGAGGCCACGCTCCACGGTGGGTTGTATCCTGGCAATATGCGCCGCGAAGGACTCGTTCCGAACGGCGCACACGCGGATTGTGAACGTGATCAGTAGCGCTGTTACGTCCTGCACACTCACGGCGCCACCGTTTAGTTGTTCAAGCTTGTCCTCGATTAGGTTGACGACTTCTAGGATCTCGAGTGCGTGATCGTGCGGATTATTGGATCGCGGAGCCATGTTTGTTCGGTTGCCTTTATTTTGGTGGCACACGGTCCCCCGTCAGGGATGACGTGGGAACCGGTACCCTTGCATTGGGACAAGTGCCGGAAACGATTGCGGTTTTTCCGCCGGGTTTTTCAGAACTTCCGTGTCCAAAAAACTGTGCAGTTCTGGGACTTTTCGCCGGGGTCCTTTGGGGCTCGCGCCTCCCTAGACTGTAG